CACAGCTCGGTAAAAGTCGCTATAACCAAACTCTTTCACCATTTCACTGCGCCTAAATACCCTGCTACCTTCCATGTAGCGACCCAGCCAATCGTCAGCCCAACCATCGCCGTGCATAGCCTTGAAAGCGTCGTTGGTGAACGTCAAACAATCATGCTGACCCCAGACGAATGGCTTGTCACTCATGGCCTTTATGTAGGCGTTAAGTCGCTCGCGTGGCCCCATCAGTCAGACTTGACCTCCCGGCCCCAAACAATGTCACGATCCTGCAAGTCGGCAAGATACGAAAAGAAAGTGTCACTTGGATAGCGAGACTTTTGACTGCCATCTGTATAGCGCCAGTTTGACGCTTTCTCCAGGCGCACCAGCTTGCTCTCTACGGTCAAAGAGATAGTGCTGGTGTCACCACTGTCCTCGATGGTCATAACGTCCATGAGGCCGCTGAATACCTCTATCGGCGTGCTGGTGTCAGTGGTTCCGAAGTAAACTTTGCATTCACGGTTCTGATACGGCTCTTGCAGTGCAAGTGAAACCAATGATGCGGGAACGCCAGAAAGCTGCAACGTGATCCGCTTGGCCGACAGATCGCTTACCTCTTCCAAGCCGCCAATGCTGAGAAGGTTGCCTGTGCCGAGGTAGGTTTCTCCGCCGATTGTGCGATCACCGTAGCCAGTCCAAAAGCGAACTGGCGCGCTGTCAAAGTCCATCTCAACAGCATAAAAAGGCTGAACCTCTGGCTGGCTTAATGCCGTCAGTAAGGATGCTGGCGTGCTGCGGGTCATATCGCCTCCATCGCGCTAAAGCTAATCCCGTAGATTGAGGCGTTGTTAATGCTCCACGACTGCTCGTTAGTCGAGAGCCTGAAACGCCCCTGCGTATTTGATACAGAAACTGAACCACTGCGAGTGCCTCTGACATGAGGCCATATTTCCAAAGCCACATTCCCGCTTGCGTCAGTGCTTGCGTCAACAAGAACCTTGTGAAGAGTGGAGTCATTCCCAGTTCCGATTTGGATGTAATCTCCAGCCAGCAACCAGCCAGACTTGCTAGTGGACGCGCCAGTGACAGAAATTGTTCCGCCAGTCTGAGAAGTGACGATTGGGTTCCCAGGGAATGTGGATGCTAACCCTCTTGAAGTTGAGCAAGTTGTATCTCCCATCAAAAACGTGCCAAACTGACCGCGAAGTGAAACCAACCATGAAACCCACTTCTCGGCATCAACCCGCCTCATAGGTGGAAGACTTACATCAGCGAGCCAGGTTTGGCCTGAGTATGCGTGAGCTTGTCCGGCAAATGTAAACGGGCTTTGAGAATATGCCACCGCATTTTTCGCCCGTAGTTCAATCTCAGCAACGCCTGTATGCGTCGGCAACGAGAGTGGATATGAGATAGCCATTATGCGAAGCCTTTTCCGTATGATCCGCCTTGGCGCTTGGCATCAAGCACCGCAGCCTTCGATGCCTCAACCATCCGTGGTAAAAGCGCACTAACCTCAGAGCGGGTAACGCCACTCTGGAATGTGTTGTTCTGGATGACGGTGATGCCGCCGTCATTTGAACCAAGATTGTTTGTTTGTGCAGCACTTAAAACACGACCGTTGGATTGAGGAACAAATAACTCTCTTCCATGCTCGCCAGTCATATAAGGTTGGCCAGCATTGACTGACCGCCCAGATGCTGCCCCAGTTATACCAAGTGAGCTGCCGATAAAGCCCATAATTCCAGAACCAGCAGACGTTGCCGTTGCTAATTGCCCAACCATTCTTTGAACCACAAGAACCCTGTAAAGTTGTCTGATTACATCCGCAGCCATTGACCTGAAAGCATCTTTAGCTGATGCAGTTCCGTCAGCTATTGACATAAAAGCATCTTCCATAGAGCTTTGCATCGTGTTGCCAATAGTCTCAAATTCAGACGCCGTGACGCCAAGCTGCTCAAGTTGGTCTGTATAAACCTTTAAGGCTTTTGCGGCCCTTAAAGAATCCAACTCGCTCTCTGATAAAGCCGACGATTGCGTGTTGGCAAATTCAGCCGCTTCCTTCTCAGCGTTAAACCAAGCGTAAGCAATATTTTGGATTTGGACAATATCATAGCTGTCCATCTCTTCGCCAGCGTCTTTATAAGCAATCTTCGCATTTTCAATCATTTGATCTCTGCGGCGTTCTAACCTTGCTATTTCCTGCTCAAGAGGTTTGAGACCTTTTATCCCAGTCTCAAAAACAGCATCTTCCGTTGCATCAACAAATGGATTCAAAATTGCCTCCAAAGCTCTTTGGAGATTGTTATCAGTGCTGCCTGGAGGTGTGCCTGCTGGCGTCGTTGTTACGCCTCCAGAGGTTGTGGTGGTGGTAGTGCCGCCGCTATTTAGATTATTAAGAGAATCCCTGAGTCTATCAGCTGCTTTCTTTTGATCTGTCAAAAGAGCGATTTGATCTCTAAGTGCAGTTTGGCGCTCTTGCGCAGCTGCAAGGAATTCTAGTTCCTCTTCAAGACGCGCAGACGTTCTCTCCACATCTTTTTTCTCATTCGCACCAGTGCCAACTGAGACCATTCCGGTTTCAATCTTCCTGACCCTCTCGCTGTATTTTAGAGCTTCCTCATTCGCTGCTTGCAGTTGCTCTTGAAGCTCCTGAAGCTGCTCACCTTTAGTAATATTAAAAATCTCATCAAAACCAGATACAACATTAAGAGCAAAAGTCCTGAACTTTGCGGTCATAACGTCCATGACTTCATCAAAAGTCCTGCGCATTGCAACTGAATTTGTAATCATATCATTAGACATAACGACACCCAGGTCTCGCCCGGCAACAGCCATTCTCTCAAGCTGCTCAGAGTTATTTAACAACAACGGCGCAAGCAAAGTTGCATCCGAGGCAATCGCCTCAAGGTAAAACGTCAACTCTTGCTGGCTTACATTCGCATCTTGCAAGCCCTTAACATACTTCCCAAGAGCCTGCTCGCTTGACAGGTTCTTAAACTCTTTTGCAGTCAGACCAACCTTGGGTGCAATATTTTCAAAAAAGTCGGCCAATGGACCAGCGCCAGTTTGAAAAAAGTCACCAAACTTATCATTTACATCTTTAAGTATGTCGGCCAGCTTTTCTTCTTGAACCCCAAATTTTCTTGCGGCAAAAGTCATCTCTTGGAACCTTTCCGCACTGAGACCCGCAACCCTTGAAAGGTTATCAATACGGACAGCGGCATCCGTTGCGTCTTTTATCATTCTAGCAAAACCGCTTGCCACAACGCCAGCAGACAGGGCAACGCCAAACTTTGAAGCAACCCCAGACAGCGCGTCAAAAGACCTTCCAGTTTTGCTTAATTGTTTTTGAGATTGCTTCGCAAAACGCTCAACGCGCCTTTGGCTGCGGTCCATCGCTTTTGTGAACTCTTTGTCACGAGCCGCAAGAATAATGTTTAAAGTTTCCGCACTAATTGCCATCGACTCGCCTCACCAGCTCTTTATAGTCACCCGAGGTCATAGCTTCCGCGCCAGCCTCTTTAGGTGAATGTGCATCAGACCAACCCTTAAATGCAACCCATGTATCTTTCGGGATCATATCACGAATTTCTTCTGGATGTAAGCCAGCGATGATCCCGTTGCCGATCATGGACCTGACGTTTAGTCGGCTATGTCTCCGACCTCCGTCTTTTTTTTTAATTCTTTTTCTTCACCAACGTCAGGCATAAACGCAACACCGAGAAGTGCTTGAGCGATTTGATAAAGCCTCAGCAGGTCTTCTGGCGTGCAGTCATTAATAACCGCATCGGCCTGCGCGTCTTTCATACCACCGCCGACCAGGCCCAAGGCCACAAGGTCGCGCACCTCTTTGCTCGTCGGCTTAGTGCCTCGGCTAAAAAAGCCATCCCAAAGGTCAAATATACCGCGATATTTATCTTCAAACCGTTCAATCTCACGATTACGGAGTTTAAAAGAATAAGTGGCATCGCCGATAGTTTCGACGATACCACCTCGCTGTGCTTCAGCAGTTATAGCCATTATGCTGCTGTGAACGTCACTACGCCATTGCTTTCAAGAGAGATGGAGTAAGTAACGCCACCCTCAGTCTCGCCGCCAAATTCCAAAGAAGAAATGCGGAAAGCGCCAGCATATGTACCAAAGTCAGGAACAACGACTTGCATGTTTACTGCATTGTCAGCCGACATTGCCACAGTGTTCATGCGTGCTTCTGCTGTGCTGTCTTCAAAAAAGCCATCGCCCGAGACGCTTAGGTTTTTAAGGCCAGCAAGAGTTGCAGTCCACAAAGCGCCTTCTGGCGTTGTGCAGTCTGGAGTTGTCACGTCAATAGAGGAATTATTGATTGTGAGAGATTTGGAATTTAATCCACAAAGGTTTGCGAATGTTTCCGATGCTTCGCCATCGCCGATTTTGACCAGCAAGGCGCGTCCGAGTTGTTTAGCCATAACTGGCCTCCATTGTTGTGCGCTTGCCCAGAGCGCCGGAGTTTAGGCGGTGTCAAGCATAGCTTGAAGCGAAATGACAGCCGTAAAGCCACGGCCCTCACTATCTCTTGTAACCGATATAGCCTCAAATATCAATTCGACTAAGGTGTAGCCTGCAATTGAAACAGATGCTTCCTGGCGGTGCAGAGCGGCCTGAACCGCCTCCGCTATCTGTGTGGCCTCAACTCGGCCAGAGGCGCTGCGAGAATGAGCCTCCAAGCTGATGTCAACCAAGGCACCTTGAGCGGTGTCAGTGTCAAAAGCATTCGGTTGAATTGTGTTAAAGCGAAGATACGGGAAAACAACATCCTGTGGAGGCTCGTCATAAATGCGAGTTGAAACCAAGGAAGTGACCCCAGAGTTTGCCTTCAATGCTGCCAAAACCCCAACCTGGGTTGCGAGTGAGTAACCATCAGCCATTCATCGCATCCTTGATAGCTTTGTTGATGTTGCGTGTAACAGTTCTCGCATGAC